GCAGAAAGCGCAGGCGGTCCAACCTTCCGCAGGTTTGAGCAGCGGCAACGCTTTTTCATGTGGCTAATTCGTGATCTGCTGCAGGTGGTCGTAAACCGCCGCGCCATGGTGGACCCTAAAATCAACCCCACAGCAGAGATTAAAATCACGGGTTCAGACATTAGCGCACGTGATAACGTAGCTCATTCTATCGCAGCGGTGAACATACTAAACGCCCTGGAAAGACTAAAAGACATGGGACTCATTAGTGATCGTGAGGTGCTCCGTGCTGCATATCGGTTCGCAGGTGAACCAGCCGACATTGACGAATTGCTCAAAGGCGGTTCGGGTTTTGACCTCCGAGAAACTTCAAAACCCATTCAACCCGCGACGACTGACCCAGTTGACACCAGGTCAGGTTCGCCTAAGAAAACGGTTCTGTAATGCGCAGATACAACACCCTGGAGCGTAGCGGAACACCTGAAGCGCAGCGGAAGGTGCATAACCCCCGCCAACTAATACCTGATACCTCATACCTGTAACAAACCATTCACTATGCACCATTCACCAAGGACTATTTATGACCGAGAAGAAATCAGAATACATCACAGAACATCAGTTCCAATTTTCAGCCACTGCAACACCCCTCGAAAATGGTAAGTTTGAAATTCTGTGCATCACTGCCGGCAGCGCCAACGGTTGGGAATTTCCTCCCGAAGTTCTGCAGCAATCCCTCACACTTTGGCAGGGTGCGCACTGCTTTATTGATCACGCTTGGGCGAGTCGCTCCGTGCGTGATCTGGCAGGTCAAATTTCCAATCCAATTTGGGATGAACAAACACAGGGTATAAAAGCAAATTTAAAAGCTTTTGGTCCAGGTGCTGAAATGCTCACTGCCCTTGGGCGTGAGTTCTTGTCGGATGAAAAACCGCCTAATATCGGTTTTTCAGCAGATATTCTTTTCACTGCAAACAACAAAACAGTGAAAGAAATTATCAAAGTTATTTCACTTGACCTTGTCTATGACCCAGCCCGCGGGGGTGCTTTCCTGTGTGCACTTAATAGCCATGAGCGCCCTCAAGGCGCCCCAGGCGTATGTAAAAATAACGATATTTTTACCCAGAAAGGAATAAATCTCATGACCGAACCAACAAAAAAACCTTATGATAAACCAGCCATTCTTTCAGTTCAAAAACTATCAGAACCAGAAGGGGGTGAAAGTCCCCGAAGTGTAACGGAGCGGGATCCCATTCTACAGCAACTCCAGGCTGATCAGGCAGCCATGCGCGCCATGCTGGGCGAACAGGAACGACAAGAGAAACTTAATCAGGCACTCGAAGAAGCTCAAAAAACCCGTGTGCAAATGTGTGGTTATCTCTTAGAAAGCGCACTCGGGGCATCAAAGCTCCCCAAGCCCGTTCAAGATCGCTTGCGTAACCAGTTCAGCGGTAAGGTCTTTGAAACCGAAGAATTACAAACAGCGATTGAAGATCATCGAGCCATGTTATCAGAGCTCACCGCTGCGCAAACGGTCTCGGGTCCTGGTCGCATCACCGCCATGTTCAACGAAACCGACAAACTACAAACCGCCGTTGACGATCTCTTTGGGGTCCAACGTGAAGAAAAACTGCAAGCCTTAGAGGTGCCCAAGTTATCAGGTATTCGGGAGCTCTACTTATCACTCACAGGGGATTATGACTTGCACGGAGGTTATCATCCCGATCGCGTGCATCTCGCAACAACCGCTGATTTCACGGGGCTTGTAAAGAACGCACTTAACAAGATCGTGGCGAAACAGTGGGAGCTTTTAGGGCGTGCGGGTTATGACTGGTGGAAAAACATCGTTTCTGTGGAGCACTTCAATTCCCTCAACACCATCACAGGAACGCTGGTCGGCACAGTCGGCACACTGCCCGAAGTCGCTGAAGGGGCAGATTACACCGAGCTCGCTATCGGCGACAGTCCAGAGACCGCAGACTTCACAAAATACGGCGGTTATATTCCGCTAACTTTAGAGCTCATAGATCGGGACGAGACACGCAAATTAAACGCTTATGCGCGTGAGCTTGGCTCGGCTGGACACCGTAAAATCTCAGCCTTAGTCGCTGCGATCTTTACAGACAATTCGGGTGTTGGTCCCACCATGGCTGATACTGGCGCTCTCTTCAACGCCACCGCGGTGACCACCGCCGGCGGTCATGCAAACCTGCTCACCACCGCCCTGGCGATTGACGCTTGGGAGGCAGCTTGCACAGCAGTTTATAACCAACCCATGTTAATTAAAAATGCTGCTGGGTATTACGGGACGGGTCCAAAGATGGCAATCAACCCGAAATTCTGCCTTGTACCCCGTGCCCTCCAGAACACCGCTTGGCAAATGCTCAAAGGCGAGTTCGTGCGAGAAGCCACCTATGTTTATGACAATGTTCTCAAAGGTTCAGCAGTTCCCGTTACTGTGCCCGAGTGGACCGATACAAACAACTGGGCTGCTGTGTGCGATCCTGCTGTGGCTCCTGCAATCTTTGTGGGTGAACGCTTTGGGCTCATGCCCGAAATTTTCATCGCTGGGTCAGAGCTCTCTCCTGCAGTGTTCACCAATGACGAGCATCGTCTAAAGGTTCGGCATTTCTTATCCGTGTGGGTTAACGACTTCCGCCCGCTGCACAAATCCAATGTAGCCTAATCTGAACGGCGTCACGCCGTATCAGTTGTATGCCCACTTCATGGGAAGTGGGCTAAGTCTTGTCACTGCGACAAGCAGAGTGCCATCAAGCCGCACCAGCGTCGTGCCAGGCGGCACGAGCCACCGGCCCTCTTTTCTCCTCCCACCCAAAACTCCCTCTCCACCGAAAATAGTCGGGGGAGAGGGTAGGGGTGAGGGGGTACCAACAACCTGCTTTCAGCTCGTCAGTCCCCTTGTGGGATGAGCTTTCACCTACTATCGAAAGGATTAAATCCCATGGGTTACACTCACGTTACAGAAATCACGCAATTTATACCGCCATCGCTCATTCAAAAAAGCGCAGGCACTTGGACCACCATTGAGGCGGGCAATGTCGCCATGGAATCCCGAACCGCTGCTGACGCATCCTTTGAGCTCGTCATTCCGCTTAATCTGCCAGGCGCGGCATCAGGTCTCTTGGGTGCCAAAGTTACCAGCATTGACGTTTATTACAAGATCGGGACCGCTGCGGCTGACGCCTTCGCCACTGTCGCAGTAAAGAAAAACACCATGGGCGCCAATGGCTCGGCTGTTAATGGGGCTGAGGTTACATGCACAGTTGACACAGCCAACGACACCACCGCCGAGCGCATCACGGTTGACGAACACACCATGACCATCACCATCACAAACCCCGAGTTCATCGAAGAAGGTGAGTTTTGGTATGTTCACTGCGAAGTTGACGCAGCCGCGACCACTGTTTTCACGCTTTACGGTGCTCAGGTTCATTACACCTTGCGTCAATAAATTTGTAAAACTTCACATTACTTAATTGAAAGGAACTTGCCATGACTAAACTTAAACGCCTCCTCGGTTCACGAAAATTCTGGGCTGCCTTGATCGGTCTCTGCCTGATCATTCTGAAAGCTTGGAAGCCGGATTTTCCCATTGAAGAGGCTGAACTCACCTCGGTGATCTATGTGCTGGTGGCTTATATTCTGGGCACCGGTATTGAAGATGGGCTTTCAGGGAAAGAACGGGCTTAATCCATAAACCATTACGCATCCCCGCATGCCACTGGCAGTTTCTGAATCTGGCATGCGGGGACAAAAACCACTTAAAGGAGATTGGACTATGACAGTATCTAATGAAGAAAAGATTGCCGCTGCTCTGGTGGGAGGAACACCTTTAGCCTACAAAACTTACCCTGATGGCTCACTGGTGGTGATTGCCCCTACGGGCAAAAAATGCAAATTCACGCCTTCTCAGGTTATACAAGCCGCTGAAAAGATAAAACCCACCTCTACCCGGAAAAACTCGAAAAATTCAGCAATAAAGCAATTTGCAGGGGAAAATCTTAGTGAGTCCACTGAAAAGAACTCAAAGCCTACCCCCAAGAAAGATTAAGGAACCAGGATGACTGCTACACTTTCTACAGCTCGAGACCAGGTTGAAATCCACCTGCAGGATCTCACCAACCTGATCTGGTCGACAACGACTATTGATGAAGCAATGCGTGCCGCCCTGGCTGAGCTTGGCAATGCTTATGGTGCCAGCCTCAGCCTTGAAGGGTTGGATGGCGCTCTGCTTACAACCTATGATGAACTGGATCACAACACCCTCCTGGTTGGTACAGTAGCCTATGCCTTGCGATTTAGGCTGGTGGATAAAATTGACCTGGCATCCCCTACCCGGGTGGAAAACCAGGTGCTGCTCAAACATGCTGCGCTCCAGATGGCAATGTTTCAATCCTTGTTGACCCAGGTAAGGTTGCGACGCTTTGCGGTGAGCGGTGATTGTCCCTATTCTCAATGGGAATGGGATGAGGGGAGAACGTTCTCATGAACCAGATCGCGATTGGGGATGATCACAAGGGCTGGACGGTGATCCATGGTCAGTCTGTGACCGCCCCATTTACTTCCAGCGCCATGTTTTTCGTTGGCAGACCTGAAGAAATACTCCAAGAAAAAGTGGCCATTTATCTTTCGGGTTCTCCGACTGAGATCAGTAACGCATTGACTGCTCTTGAAAGCATTCGTCTCCGGTCGATGGAGTATGCTTTGGGGGCTTATCCATATCCCCAGTATTTGCGGTTTCAACCGACAACGGAGATTAAATACTTCTACACACCGATTTCTGAGATTTATTTTGCAATTCATCCAACGGGGTATTTCACACGGGAGACCGGTTCAGCAACTGTGGAGATGCATTACCAGCGCCCCAATTATTTTGAAGGGGCATACCAGCTGCTGACTGTCACGGATACAGCAGGGGTTGACCACAGCCCGACAATTGATCTTGTCAACCATATTGATGGCGGTGCGGGTCTGAGCAATACATTTTTGGTCAAGCCGACCGTGTTTTCAACAGAACTGCCAGCAGCGTTGCGCCTGCAAATCACCAATACCTATGCCATCGGAGAAATTCAGGATTTTATGATCGGTATCTATCATCATCCAACGGTAACGGGGCACCGCTTTTTCTATGCCCTATATAACGACATGACCGGCGGGAGTGTCGTTGCAGATGGCGCCGCGATTGGAGGCTACTATCGCAGCCATACATGGACAGCATCTGGTTTTACAACACTGTTCAATTTTGCCATATCCGCGGCAGATGTGCATGATTTTGATGGACGGTGGTACCGACCTGTGGTCCACCTCTTCAGCCCGCATGCGTATTCTGATCTTTACCTGCGGATGGAAATTGTGCGTGGCACCGATATCCTGGAGGTTGGAGAGCCAGTCTTCGCTGACCCCAATTACCAGTATCTCCTCTTCCCGCCGGTTCAAATCCCCCCAAACGCCATGCTGCGAGAAACATTACCACACAGCGTTGACCTGGAGATTGAAGCAATTCGCATAAGCGGTGCAGCAACCACACTGAATATTGACCAGATCCTGCTCCTGCCACTTGATCCCTCGTTGAACCTGTTAGGTTTTTTTGGGATGGGGCAAAATGACACCTTGGTTTATGATGCCTCACGAGACCTGCAAAACGTGCGCTATTCTGCCGCCGAACTTGAAACAGTGGCACACATCATGAAGGGCAGTCCGTTGACCCTTTACCCGGGCGAATATAACCGGGTGTTTCTCCTGATGGCAAATACCAGTAACCAGATCGACATTGACCGCACGGTCACATTACGGGCGATGTATCGAGAACGGGTGAGGTTTATATGAGTCTGTCCGTGAACTTTAAATCAAGGGACTTCTCGCTCCCAATTGTCACTGGCTGTACCTGCACACCGCTTGAACTTTCATGGAAAGCTTACGGCGGACCGGATAAGGCAATCGTCAGACTGCATGGGGGACTGAATAACCTGCTGGGATGTTTTTCCCTGCTGCGCTGCCCGGTGGAAATATTTGACGAACAGGCGTCGTCGGTGTGGTGGGGTTATATCAAGAAGGTAAGGCTTGTCTATCGGGGTATGCGATTCGATGTGAATTTGGATGCCGTATTTAACCGGGTGAAGGTGCTCTATTCCTATCTCTCACCCGATAATCGATTGGCCGACCAATCTGAGACAGCGGTTGCCAGTGATTCCCTTTCAGAGGCGGCGTTTGGCATTCGAGAGATGGTGATCCATCAAAGAGACATTGACGAGGCGTTTGCCCAAAGTCTGCGTGACACTTTTTTAGAGGTCCATGCCTGGCCGCAGACAAGCCTGTCTGCCCACCAGGATGATGAAGCAGCCATTGTGACCCTCGTATGTGCAGGTTGGTTTGAGACCCTGGATTGGAAAGTTTACCAATCGGATGATGGCTTTTATGCTAACCAAGGACCGGGACCAGGCTCATTTTTATTTGGGCAAGCAGCTACTGCACTTTTTCCATCGCAATCTTTGATTTCTAAGGGTTCGAGTTCACTGGCATATGCTTATTTTATGCTGCGTAAGTTTGGTAATCCCACACAAAATATTTCTGTGGTGCTGTCAGCAGATGCAGGGGG